GTATGTCCACTCGACCTGCTCTTTATTTGATTTCTCGTCTGTGTACCGCCTGATATTTAGGTCAGGATACAACAGTTTCATGCCTGATGGAAGCTCAATCTCCCCCTTGCGGTAAGTCAGGCACTTGTGCTTGTACTCCTTGCCCTTGTACAGCGACTCATGGATAAGCTCAGTGTTAAGCGCCCAGAAGTCCACCACAGGCGTAGCCGTAGCCCTGTACTTATCTATGATCGCCTTGGATGCTAGGCAGTGGATGACTAGCTCCTTGGTTGTACAGGTGTGGGGTATGGCGGTTAGCTTCTCAACGTTGACTTCCCAGTCTAGGAACTTCTCCGCCATGGCTTGGGTAACACCAAGTTTCTTTGCAAAGCCCAAATCGTACCGTTGCGGTGGCGCCCCCAGAAATCCCGTGAGAAGTTGTGACGCGAACGCTGCCCACCCCAACCCATAACCGCAACCGAGCAATGCGCTCTTCGCAGACTGCCGTAGGTCAGGGTGGCTTTCCTTACTAAGTCCGGGTATGTTAAACATCTGCGCACCGAACGCGGCGTAAGGGTCGCCTCCAGCCTTGAAGATGTCAAGCATGTCTGTGTAATCTGAAAGCCATGCAAGTACTCGCGGTTCAATCTGCGAGAGATCCCCGACGACGAGTTGATGCCCCTCGGGAGCCATAATCGCTTTGCGTAGGAACGAGCCTCGCTTGAGGTTCTGCATGTTGATGGCCGAGCCACGGCTTGCTGTCCACCGGCCAGTCTGCGCCCCATAGTACGAGAGGGGGACGGGTAGTGCTCCACGTTTGCTGATGTCGAGGAATCGCTGTGCGCGTGTTCTCTCAGTGGTTGACTTAACCCTAAGACGCGCTTCACATAGAAGGGCAACGTCTTCACGTTCACCGTTGAGTAGCGCCTGAAAGAGGGCATCATTCTTAGCCAACGCAAGTGTTTCTTTGCCGGTAGTTTTACTGACCTTTGTTGGGGGAACCACACCGATGGACGTGAGTAGTGCTGCAAATTGTGGGTTCGACGCAAGCGCAGTTTCGTCCACGCCGAGCTTTTGTAATAGGGCTTCACGGGTTTCTTTCTCCTCTAGTATGGCATCGGTCAGCATGTTGGGGTCAAGCTCAAGGCATGCACGGGTGTACATCTTCAACGTCATGTCCACAAGGCGTAGCTCCTTCGATGGATACCCAACAGCTAAGCGGGTAAAGATCTGCTCACACAGCCATACATCGTGTGCGCAGTAGTCGGCTAACTCTTTCTCCATCTCAGGCGTGAGGTTCTCGTAGCCGTTGGTGTTGTACACGGCGTTACCTTTGGGCGGTAGACGAAAGTCTATCGCCAGCTTCATCAGCGAGTTACCAACCTCCACACCCCTAAGGGCACGAGCCATGGAAAGAGAATCAAAGATAAAGCTTGGATGCCAGTCATATACCCATTCCAATATAGATACATCGAACTGAGCATTGTGAGCCAGAACAGCAGTAGTAGCAGGATCATAGCAAGCAAGGATGCGCGGTAGCTCATCCCCCCTGTACCACTGGGTTGGCTTGTCTGATCCGTACTCATGGATACAGGCTCCGAAGGCTTTGAATCTTGGGTCACGTATGTACTCCTCGGTTGTCATCTTGCTTAGTGTGTAACCTTCCTTGGTGTCCCAGTAGGTCTCGAAGTCGATCGTTAAGATCGTGTCGTATGGTTTGCTCAATTAAAGTTCTCCTTGGGCGGTGCGCCTAGGGTGTTTAGAAAGCCGAAAAAATCGTTTGCCGCCAACATGAGTTGCGACGCCTCCATCTCGTCACAGTTTAGGGTAACGACTCCTGCCAGTTGGTCTTCTGCCCTGCCCACTATGACCACGCCCTGCGCGTTGCCGTCCCCGTAGCACATCACGAGTTTGTGTATGAGTAGTTTGAAGTGCGCTTGCTCTTCGTCTGACATGGCTCCAACACGACGCTCCAGTTCTGCTTGGGTCATCATGTCTTCATATTCCACTTGCTTTCTCCCTGAGTAGTTGTTGTAGTTCATCTATGTTGTTCTCCCGTGCAATGTATGTTGTACCGCCTGCGTTGTGTATGCGGTTGAGTTCAAGGTCTTGCAGGGCTGTTGTCTTGCCGTTGCCAGCCTTGCACTCGATCGCTATGAAATGTCCGTCCATGCAGGCTATGATGTCCGGAATACCCGCCCGACCAAAGCCGTTAGCTGGTGGCATGAAGTGGTAGATGCCAAGCTTGTCCAGCACCTCACGCACGCGCTTCTTGACTTTTGATTCAGGTGTCGCTGCCATAGATCATGCTCCTCCACATTGATACCGAGGGCATGTGGTTGTGTGATTTGGTTGGGGTTGTGTAGCCTTGGTGCTGAATCCAACCAATCGTCTTGAGCGCCCGTACGCCTGACACCCACACATTAGGATGCAGTGTCGCAGGTCTGAACAGCAAATTCTTGGCGCAGTATTCCCTGAACTCGTCACCAAGTACCACGGGCTTGGACAGTAGTAGTTCCGCAGACAGTTCCAAGTAACGCTCGACAAACTCGGGCTCAATTCTGCTTGCCTTTTCCCAACACTTCTCAGCAAGGGCAATGGCGTGCTCCATCCTTGTGTCGTTCATACTACTTCTCCTGTGTTTCTATTAGTTTTGTCAGGTAGTGCTGTGCCTTCTTCAAGTCATCGACACCACCCTTGTCTCTCCAACGGGACACGTACTTTATTACATTACCTTCCAAGTAGCCAATGTTATTTGAGACGATGTAGTCCCATGGCTGAATGGCTTTGTTCTTGTAGTGAGTACCCGCTATCTGTATTTGATTAGCGCTAGTCATTGATCTCTCTCCTTTTGTTTAAAAATATGGCGTCGTCGGGGTTGCGTATCTTTTCACGCGATCTTCTTCCCGTGTGTTCTGGTTTGGGGCAGTTCTCAGGCACGTCAACGACGACCCAAATTGCCGCCAATGTATTGCGAAAGGTTGACTTCTCCCACCGATCGATGTACACACCAAAGACACTCTCCAATGATTTGTTGACAGAGCGAAAGTCTATGCCAGTGAACTTGGCTATGTCGCTTGACTTCAAACCATCGGGGTGTCGTTTGAGTAGCTCACGAATAATGTTGTGATTACTCTTCAAGTTTCAGGCTCCTTTGTTTAGCTTCCACACAATCTTGGCAGATGAATCTGCGTAAGCCGTTAAATCCGCCAAACATCTTCTCTGAGCCGCCTTGACGAGGCTTGGTTTGCTGGCATTTCCAACACAGCAACCCCTGTCGGTTTGCCCACTTTGCAAAATTCTGCTGTGGACTAACTGCAAAACTGTTGCTATCCATGACACTAAACAAGCCGTTGCCTTTCATGATTTCATATCCCTCACGTACGTGGCAAAGCTATGGGCTGTGTCACCAAAGGCAATGCGCATGGCATCGAACTCTTGCGCCACCTCTTCAAGCACAGCGTTGCGTATCATAGGGTAGTCCTCTTTGATCTCATTCTTGGGCATACCAAAGATGCGGTCAAAATCTTCTTTGTTGAAACTTGCGTCACTCATTTGATTCCCTTTCTATTAACATTTGGTCTGCTTGTTTGTATGCCCAGTCAGCACGTTCCTTGTTGTCCCAGTTGTTTATCTCCGATAAGTACCAGCCAGTGGAACTGGCAAGTGCTTGAGCCGCGAAGTAGTCGCGCAGTGTCATACCAAAAGATCTATCGCTGGGGAATGCACACCCGCCTGATTCGTGATAAACAATCATATTAACCTCCAAACATTTCTTTAAGGTGGCGGTACAAGTCGTGCGCCTGATACACAGTCATGTCCTTCAAAATATCCTCTGGCGTCTTGACGCGTACAAGAGAGATCATGCGTTTGTTTGTCTCGGGCGGAGCCATCAAGCTAGCCGCGGCATGCAATGCGGTTTGGCTAGGTTCATTTGCCAAATTATCCAGCTTCTCTCGTAGCAACGCACCGATGCCTGTCACGGCTTTCTTCTCGTACTTGCGCTTGGGTGGTGCTATTGGGGCTTCCATTTTCTTGAGTGCCTTGAGCGACTTGATTGGGCGGTACTCGTCGATGTCTGCGTAGTACAGGTTGTTGGTTTCGTGAACCATTTTATTACGACGCATCTGTGCTATCAGACTTGATGTTGACCCGCCTGCAAAGCCCTGATGCTCAAGGGCTTGGATGATCTCCTTGCGTGTGGAGCCGGGGTTGTTCTTGATGTAGTCGAACGTTACGCGAGAGATGTTGTTTGTTACGCCGAAGGTTTTCTTCATGGGAATTTCCTGAGTTGGTTGGGTGGGTTGCGAAAAAGAAGCTGACACTGGTTGAACAGAGGGAGCCTCCCCCTCGTCGTCCCAGTCAGCTAAGGTTTTACTTAAAGCTTGTTTGAAAGCAGTTTGAATGTCAGGCATTTGAGGTTCCTCCTGTTAGTAGCATGACGATAACGATGAAAGCAATCAGCCCGAGGGACTGTACTGTGGCGAGCATAAGCTCATCCATCCCCTGCTTGTCGCCAAGCAGTACGCCCTGTATCCATTCGGACTCAGGCGTAGATTCAGGGGGAGGTTGGGTATAGAGCAAGCCGATCTTGACCTTGCCCGTATCGTAAGGTGTGTTTCTTTCCATTATTTTCTCCTTGGGGTTGGGATTATTTGTCCAAGAGTAGACAGTTGTCAATAGGGTCTCCAGTATAAAAGATCACCTATAAGTACAATTACCAATAACAAAAGTACTACTCTTTCAAACTTTTCCCATCGTGTCATCATCTGACTCTCCTTCTTCTGATTCGGGCGTGATGCCCAGCCTATACATCACATCCAATAGCAGGATGTGTACGTCTTCGATGGTCTCGAATGTGTGGTCTGATGGATCCATCAGGTACTCGCGCAGGTCTGCCTCAATACAGCGCAGGTGTAGCGCAATGTTGTCTTTAACTTTCATTTGGTTTCTCCTTCGATTAGTTCTGTGTCATACACCTCACCCTCACCGATGCGTGCCTTGGTAATGTCGAACTCATACAGCGCTCGGTTCTCAGCATCGGCACGGCTGTCGGCTTCGACCTCTACTGTTTGCCAGTAGGACATAACTATTTGTACCCTGTATTTCATCTTCTTTCTCCTTTGGTTACGTTTAAAAACATATCTAGCATCAGGGCGTGTAGCAAACCATTGGCTAAGCCCAGCGTTATCGTCTTGCATCAGGGGTGGTGGATCCCATCCTGTCTTTCTCATTTACTTTCTCCTTTGGTAGTTTCTTGACACGCCTCCCACCATGCCTTGTATTCAGATAGCATGTATAACTTCTTGGTCATCTGACTACGTGATCTGGCTATGAGCACCGCTTTAGGTGATGGGCACACCCTGCTATTTCTGCTGATACAACTCTTGAGCGCCTTGTATTCGACACCCAGCCTGTCGGCTATCTCCTCCAATGTATACAGCGGTTCCTTTTTGGCGTTGGGTACTTGGTGAATCTTGGAATTTATAAACTTCATACATCCTCCTTAAAAATGCGGGGGTGGTTAGCCCCCGCTACACATCAAGTCAACAATGCAGGCAGTGTTGGCTTGAATGACACAGGCTTGCGCTCATCCCATTGCAGGTAGTAGCAGATGACCTCGGCAATGCTGGTCGCAGCATGGTATGACTTGGTAGCTGTACTGATGACACCAGACGCATCACCCTCGATCAACATATCGTAGATAAGCTGATCGGGTACACACAACTCACTACGAGGCGTGTAAACCAGAGGCGAAGCCTCGAAGGCGTGCAGTAGCGTAGTGATGGTGTACGCAGGCATCTCGCTGAGCCAGATCTCCATAGTCTCTATGTCGCATTGAACAAGAGCATCGTTAAGATCATCAAGCTCAGGGCGAATAAAGCCAGTCTCTTCATCGGGAAAGTCAAACGCTTTCTCGTCGTAGTTGGCGCTGTGTGCGCTGGCACTGCGAGGATAGACGCCGAAGCTTGCGTTGTAGTCGTACATCTCGTCGTACTCGTCGTCCATGTAACTGCCGTACGAGCTTTTGTAGCTGTATGACTTGAGCGCCGTCGTGCTTTTGTAGCTGGGTATAAGACGGGATGGAGTCCAAGCGTACGTGTTGCTGAACCACATATCGTCGTGCTCGATACCCTGATCGAAGTTGACGTGCTGCATACGACCCTCGCCATTCATGAACACGAAGCGATTGTTGCCGATGAACTCCTCCATCATAGCCACGAAGCCCGCATCGTAGACAAGCTCAGGTGACGCAGACACGGCGCTGTGCAGGTAGTCCTGAATGAAGTGCCATGTGTCCGACTTGTTCTTGTCAGCGGCATTGCCTGTGTGCAATACGCCGTTGTGCATCATGGCGATGAAGCCCGGAATCACATCGTACGGATGGCAGTTGAGCATGTCGGTCTTGCCGTGCGTAGTCCAGCGGAAGTGAATGGCAATCTCACGATCGTCATTGGGCAGGCGCTGAATGAATGCAGTAGCATCGCCAAGGTTCTTAGGCAAAGTCTTGGTAACCTTCAGTCCCTTGGCAGTGCCGTACATAAAGCCGATGCCGTCAGGATTGGCGGTAAAGATATCGCTCAGTAGCCCGTGTGTATCGAGCAGAGTTGAACGAACCTTGGAAGACTTGCCAGTAATAATTAAACACATAATGAATTTCCTTAATATAAAAAGATCGGGGACAGCGTCCCCGTTTGGTTGTTGATGATTACTCAGAGACTGCGTCGGCACGCACAGGGCTGTGACCCATGACCATCGTGTTGAAGACATCCTCTTGCAGACGCCATATATGCCCGTCACGCACATAGATAACATCGTCGTCATTGATGCGCTCATCGTCACCGCTGTACGGGAACACCGCCAACTCCAAGCCGATCACCCTGAAGAAGGTGCAGTACAGCCCGTGTCGGGTAGCGTAGCCACGCATACCATAGCCATCCTCATAGGCTATCTCTAGATGGTAGGCATGGTCATGCCCTTGGGCATAGCGAGTCAGATCCATACTTACAGTAGGCACAGCATCAGAGCAAGTGTCCTGCGCTGGCGCTATGACTGTCGGTGTGGATGTGTGTACATTGCGCACGCCATACCACTTGACGAGTGCAGGGTACTGACCCGCCACAGTCTTGAGCCACTTGACGAACGATGTGCCGTTGAGATCACGCCACGATGCGACACGGCAGAACATGACGGACGCATGAGTGAACTCGATCTGTGCAAGCAGACGTTCCTTCTTGAGCGAAGCACGGAAGATACGCAACTCGACAGTGTTGTACTTGCCGTTGTAGCTGTTGTCCATGCTAAGACCAAGACGCCGAGCCTCACGACTGCCGAGGTTCATCATGTTGACCATGCGATAGCGCTCACCAGACTTACCCTTGACAGCCTTCTTGGGGTTGGTAAGGATGGACTGATGCTCTGCTGCACAGTAGCTACGTGCTTGGTCATCGACAGATGGATGACGACCTGCAATCTTGCGAATGAAGTCGACATTGGCACTGCTGTTGATGAACATGAGGAACTTGCCAACAGTCAACTGCGTGAAGGCACGAGAGTCGATATGGACATGCATACCGCACTTGCCCGTGTTCCATGCACGATAGGCTGGGTCGATCTCCCACGTCTTGAACTTGTCGATGTGAACAGACAAGCCTTGCGGTGAAGTCACAACCTCGAAGCCATTGTGCGGAAGCGAGCCGTCACTCTTGATGATGCAGTAGTCGGAACCTAAACGGCTACGCACAAGCTCAGCGGACTCGTGTGTATCGTGATCGCCAGACGTCATCTCAAGCTCGATGCCCATCGTGAACTCACCGAAGTGAGACGACACAATCTTAGACACATTGCCAAGGACATGAAGCACGTTGGTAGAGTACGACATGATCGGCTGGTCACGTTCATCACGATCATAGTCATCATCGTCTTCGTTGTCGTCATCGCTGTCACGATCGTACGAGTAGTAGGCATCACGAGTCTCCGAGTAGTAGCAGTCGTCACGAGGCCAGTACTCTTGATTGTCCTCACAGTACACCGCATCGTCATCGAAGCACGAGTCACACCATGTGTCGTTACGCACAGAGTGTGTGTTGTTCTCGTCCTCGTAGTGACCGCAGTCGCAATGCACAATGCCTAGATCCATATCTTCGACTGCATTGAATGCATTCTCCATATGGCTGTTGGCGTCGCTGTAACGACCAGACAAGTCATAGAACCTCGTGGCAAGCTCGTCGTTCGTGATGGACTCATCCCCTGCCTTGGCACGCGCAACGAGATGACCGAAGTCACGATACGTCTTGCGAGCAAGAACGAATGCAAGAGCACTGCCCTCGTAGTAATACGAGTCCTTGAACCTAGCGCATGGGTTAGGGTCTGAGTAACCCGAACTGGAGTCATGACTCCTTGCGTATCCCTCAACGACTTTGTCGACACGAGTAGACAACAGACTGCGAGCCAAACGAGGAAGCCCACCAATACTGCGAGGCGTCAACAGAGTACGCATCATCTGATGCACATCGTAACGATCATGGCTCTCGGCAACAGCGTCTCGATAGGTCATGGCACGAGGTGCGAATTCCCCCTCACCCTTGACACGATAGCGTGAGGTACGAGTCCACACAGCTAAGTTGCCTGTAGTAATCAGATCGAGGGGCTTGAAGCCCGCACCCATGTACTGCATCTCTGAGCAGACGAGACGCCTACGAGATGCGTTGTACACCATGAACCGCTTGTTGAGCGATACGATATAGATGATCTGATCGAGGGAGTCAACGAAGTCCTCCATCACGAACCTAGTAATTTGAAACATATATTATTTCTCCTTGATTTATAAAGATC